AAGAATCTATTATGAAGGCATATCATCTGAAAATGTTTCAAATTTATCCACATCTTTTTATGAAGATATTCTTTCCGAATATGCCAATGAGATAAATAGCTTTCTAAAAGGCAAGATTAATTCCAGTGGCAATGGAAAGGTTGTGCATTTTTTATGATTTGGAAAAAATGTAAATTATATCAAAATCAAAAAATTGGTATAGATGCACTTAGAAATCCTGTGTATGAAAAAAAGAAAGTTCTTGAAACGATATGCAGATTTACCCCCTGGACAGATTTGCAAATTGCTTTAGAAAATAGAAATGTTACAAAAAACGAACAGCGATTTGTCATACCTGTTCCATTCTGTGAATTTCCAAAATGTAATTTTGCTGAAATTGATGGAATCATGCAGGAAATTACCGAAGTTACATCATTATCACCACGATATACAGCTATATTGGTTAAGGCATATAAGGAGTGAACGTGTTTATGTCAATGTTTAATATTGAAGTCAATAAAACAGAGATTGATGCATTGGAGCAGAAATTGCTTGCACTCAGTAGGGTAAGATTCAATGCTGTTGTCAAGAAACAAGTTACTCAAATGTTGAATACCGCCAGAAGCAGTGGAGGCAGTGGAAGCACGCCGGTTGATACTGGTGAGCTTAGAAAGTCATCAGGGACTTACGGTGATGAAATGGGCTATCTTTCTGAATATGCTCCACATGTAGAGTATGGTCATAGAACTGTTGATGGGAGCTATGTTCCAGGACAACATTTTCTGAGAGATAATGTGAATATACAGGGAGTCATTTTTAAGCAGGATCTTTTAAAAGCTATAAAAAAAGAAGGTGGATAATTATGTACAAGCAGATAGGTTTGGTTGAACTAGTAGCTGCTATACAGAAGAAAATTATAGAAAATACAGGATTTGAGTGTTTTGATCATGTTGATTTGAATACACCAAGTCCTTTTTATTTTGTCGAGGTTGTGGGGAAACGCCCTGCACATTCAAAAACAATGTATCGTGATGTTTTTACTGTATGGATTCATGCAATAGCTCAACCGTCGAATTCATCATTGCAGATTTATGAGATGATTAATCAGCTTGAAGAGGCTTTGACAGAAGATATTGTTTTGCCAGATGATTATGAGTTGATTATGCAGACAAATAATGGCATACAGACAATCAAGCAGGATGAAACAAAGGAAAAACATGCTGTATTGTCTTATGAGTTTATGATCTGTTATGGATTCAAGTGTAAGATATAAAATTAATGGAAAAGGAGGACTTTATGAAAAAATTAAATTTGCAGAAATTTGCATTCGACAATAATGCATACTGTGATTTTTCAAGTGCCACTGCAAAGGCAGTAGCGGGAAAAGATATTCTTTTATGCATTTATAATATGGATGGAAGCGAACTATTAGCAATCAGTGGACAGCAAGGATTGACAATTAATCGTTCAGCTGACAGTATTGAAATTACATCAAAAGATACGCAAGGTGGATGGAAATCAAAGATTTCAGGAATGAAGGAATGGAGCATTGACAATGATGGTATCTATGCGCTGGATGATGAAAGTCACAACGCTCTCTCAAGAGCATTTGAAAATGGTGATCCAGTCTGCTTGAAAGTTGTTGATGGAAAAAGAAAACGAGGATTATTTGGAGGACTAGCAGTCATTACAGATTATCCATTGGAAGCACCTTACGATGATTCAATGACATATTCATTGACTTTAGAAGGAATGGGTGCATTGGTTGATCTTTTGGCCAATCCAGTATCTCCTGATACAATGCCCCAGGATTCTGCATCATTAGAAACACTGACAGTTGTTTCGGTTGAAGGCACATCATCAGGTCAAACTATGGCCTATGTCAATCCAGCAAAATCCAGCTCCAATAAATATTTCTATAAAACCGGCAGTGCACCCTTGACATATCCAGCTTATGGTGAAGTTGTTACTCAGACTTCATGGGATGGAAAGGCTGGCATTGCAGCCACATCTGGACAGCAGATTATGATCATTGAAACAGATGCAGCAGGAAAAGCATTAAAAGCAGGCGTTGCAACGGTTACAGCAAAGGCAGGTAGTTAATTATGGAATTGAAATATAAAGGACAGAATCTTGATTTAAAGTATGACATTGGAAGAATCAAGATTATTGAAAAGGCAACCAATATGTCGCTTATGGCATTGCTTTCTCAAACAAGTGGAATGATGAGTCTTGAAACTTTAGAAACATATTTTGCATATGGTTTAAAGAATATAGATAATGATTCATACATTCCTGTTTCAAAAGGATTGGAAATTGCTGATGATTTAATCCAAAATGAAGGATACTCGCAGATTGTCAGCATAGTTGTTGATGCATTGCAGCGTGATTGTCCTTTTTTCTTCCAAGTCGCTTAGTGGATCTGGAATATCTAGCTAATGATGAAATTGATGATCAATATGAAAAAATAGCAGAGCCATATCTTGAAGATATAGACTTTGCTTTTTTTGTGGTCAATTTTGGATATACAAAGAAGGATTATGAATCTCTGACTAAGCGAGAAAAGGCTTTTATTTATAAGGCATGGGAAAATAAAGTTGTTTCTGATTCGTATAACACATATAACGCATGTTTCACCGCATTTTACAATGCAAATAGAAAGAAAAACAAAAGAGCCTTAAAACTCTGGAAAAAGAAAAGAGTTGCAAAGGCAGACAGAGAAACTATTCATAAGAATATTATTGTTGCTAAAGAAGTTGATAGAAAAGAAGGTAAAACATGGGTTGATATTGTTTATGAAAGGAATGGTTTGAAAAAGCCTCACAGAAAGGAGGCAATAGATGGCTGATTATACTTTAAGTGCAAAGGTTACAGGGGATTCTGTTGAATTTGAGAAAGTCTTTACCAATGCTACAAAAACAGTTAATAAGTTCCAGGCCAAGATGGAAGGACTCGCTACAAAGATAAAATCAGTAGGTGATAAGATTTCGGGTGCTGGAAAAGCTATGAGCGTGGGAATTACTGTGCCATTGGCTGCGGCCGGTACAGCAGCAGTTAATGCTGCATCTGATTTTGATGAGAACTTGAATAAAGTTGATGTTGCATTCGGAAAGAATGCTCAATCGGTCAAGGAATGGGCAAATACAGCTATTACTCAATTTGGTTTAAGTAAGAACCAGGCATTGCAGGCTACGTCTCTGTTTGGTGATATGGCCACATCTATGGGAATTAACCAAAAACAAGCGACAGCCATGTCAATATCAATGGCAGGGCTTGCTGGTGATTTGGCATCTTTTAAAAATGTTGGAATAGATCAAGCGATGACAGCATTGAATGGCGTATTTACGGGTGAAACTGAATCGCTGAAACAGCTAGGTATTGTTATGACAGAGGTGAATTTGGAAGAATTTGCCAAAAAGACAGGAAAGGTCTATTCTGAAATGTCACAGGCTGAAAAGGTTCAACTTCGTTACAATTATGTTATGGAGATGTCTAAAAATGCTCAGGGAGATTATGCAAGAACTGCTGATGGTACAGCCAATAGCTTAAGAACGTTTCAAGGTTCCGTTGATAACCTCAGCATTGCTATAGGTCAGAACTTGACACCGGTCATTACTCCACTTGTTCAGAAAGCGACTGAAATGGTTAATGCGTTTGCAAGTGCAGATCCACAAATACAGTCTACAATTGTCAAGTGTGCAGCTCTAGTAGCTGGATTAGGACCACTATTGGTTGTTATTGGAAAAACGACAAGCAGCATATCACCGCTGATTTCAGGAATAGGAAAACTGGGTGCAAAAATAACTGAGCTAGGAGGAATGAAAGCAATGATTTCCTCTGTGTTTGGTGGCATAAGTGCACCAGTTCTTATATCGGTTGCTGCCATTGCTGCACTGACTGCTGCATTTGGTTATCTTTTCACTACAAATGAGCAGTTTAGAAATTCCGTGATGAGCACAGTCAACACAATCATAAGTTCCTTACAGCCTGTTATCATGTCACTTATTCCTGTTATTACTAATCTGGCAACGCTTGTTGGAGCAACTTTAATGACAATATTGCAGACACTCGCACCATTGATAGTGCAGATAGCATCATTTATAGGCCAAGTAGTAGCGCAGTTGAGCCCGTTGATTACTCAATTAGTCAGCATGGTCGTTCCGGTTATAAATACAATCATACAGGTTGTTACGCAGGTAATCGCAGCGATTATGCCAGCGCTGATTGCAATCCTTGGTTCGGTA